TTTTATGAGTATCCCAACACTTCTTTGCCTTTTCTTGGAATTGTTGGAATGTAATTCCTTCAGACTTATTACCATAGTTTGCCGCTCCTTTCTTACGGCACTGCACTAAACGACCAGAAGCATAAGCAGAAGGCCAAACCTTAGCACTTGCCTTTACTTTTTTATAGCAAGCATCTTTCTTACCTTCTTTTTCGATGATAGTTTCTTCAGTTTTCACGTTAATTGCTTTCCCCTTTCTATCTGGATTAGGATCTTTAGCATTCTTCCGGCGGAATGCTGCTTCTTCTTCGTCTTTATTTAGGTTGCGCTTCATCTTACTTGAACCGCACTTGGGTTTTGTTGTTTGACCGGGTTGTTTTGCACAGGGTTTTCCTGCATATTTACCGCCCAACTGAACCCAACCAGGGGTGCCATCAGAAGCACGACTCTTGCGAAACCAGTCACGCAAAGAATTATCACCACTTTTCGATTCATTCATGATAGTCCCTAGTTTTAATAGTATTTATTTTATTGGATATCTCGGACATGAGTCTTTTTATAGACCTATACTGACTTTGCTCAGTAGGAGGAATAGGAATCCTTTTGGGTTCAATAGGTTTAAAAACTTTCTCTATGTCCATATTTTTCCATAAAATCTTTGTAGTATATACATTCCATTTGCTTCTGCGTTGCTAATTTATTAGCAGTAGCATACATTACTTGACGGTCCCTCTTACCATACAAAGCAAAGAATCTAGAGGCACTTTTTCTCTTCATGCCTTTAACGATTCTTTCGGCTTCTTTATTGACAGGGGCAGGAATATCTGCCCCAAATCCTTTTGTAGGTCTATTCTGAGGGTGTGCCATTAACCGATTCTCTGAACTTCCTCAACAACTACCGCCTGACCAGTTACAGCAATCTTTACTGCTCTTTGAACGATTGCTTGTTTACCGCTATAAGCATAAGTATAATCTGAACTTGCACCAGATGCGTCCACATCAGTTGTAATTGTTCTACCTGTTGCTGCGGTGATTTTTTTACCAACGGTGCCAGCAGATAAAAAATCACTGCCAATTGCAGGGGAAGTTGAGTCATCTACTACCGCAATAAAATCTCCTGTAGAGAATGGATGAGTATCACTAATTTCACCAAGATTGGTTCCTAGTGTATAAACTGCAGTAGCAGCGTTGGTTGCTTTTACAATTCTTGCTTGACCAGGTTTAGATCCCTTAAGGATAAGTGCCTGATCTTGAATGAGAGTGATTGCAGGACCATCATTGAATGCGATGGTTGCATCACCAGCAGTTGCAACTACACGATAAAATCCAGTTTGTACTGTCTGATATTCTGTAGCACCAGCAGCAACGCTATTCGTACTTAAAACATTTAATACTGTCATGTCGGGTTAATTCTCGTCGTTATTATTTATCTCTTTCTGTTGTTTTAGCATTTTTTGTAGTTCCGCTGCACTGCCAACAAACATCGTGTTATTAACAGTAGACGGTCCAGATTTCTTTGTCTCATCTGTATCTAACTCCTTCATTTTTTTCTGCAAGTCAATCAACTTATCAGCAGTATCTGCTACGTTTTTAATAAGTTGGCCTGCAACTTCATAAGCACGAGGATGATCTGACGCTCGTGCCACATCAAGTATTCCATCTACTGCCTCCTGTCCTTTCATTATTAGATTGTGCAACTGAGCACGAGATGTCTCATAGTCCTGCTTAACATCCTCAGTTTCTGATTTTTTAAGTGTTGGTTTCACTTTCTCAACATGCTTTTGAAGTTCAGAAGGTTCTGCTCCAAAAGCATCATTTAAACCATCAAAGGGGTTCGTCATACAATGTCCTCATCCTGTCCACTAGTTGGGTTATACTTCTTATTATCAGTGAAGAAACTTGAAGTTTCACCGAATCCAAAGTCATCGTCACTATCAAGTAATGCATCGTCTGCAGAATCGATGAGTTGAATTTCAGCATTAGCAGCGTGTTCTACGGGAATAGTGCTATATCTACCCCTAAGAACACTCAATTGATTACCATCAATTTTTGTTACCCTAAAGGTTTCTGATCCAATTGCAAATTCAGATCCAATGGAAAGACCCGAGACACTAGCAACAGTCATCTGATCCGTTTCATCATCCATAGCAGCACTCAATGTAGTGAGAGCAGTTCCTGTAAGGTTTTCTGTTGCTGTTGGAACAACACGATACCTTTGTACTCTTGGTGCTGTATTGACGTTTGTCTCTGCGTAGTAATCGACCTGAGCAGACTTGATAATCTTCGCCTCTCTGGTAGGACCATAAAGATATGTTTTCACAGAAAATTGTAAACTATAAATGATAGCTCTACGTTGAGCAAAATTTCCCTCGTAACTATCTTCATATTGAATTTGTTGAAGGATGACAGGAACATCCTTAATCTCATTCATAGTCGGCAGTAATTTAATGCTCAAATTAAAATGAGGTTGGAAGTTGGGTAAAATTTGTTCTAAAATTTGTAGACCATCTTCCTGTGTTTTAGAAATAATTGCTAATTCAAAACTTAATGTATAGGGAACTGGCATGTAAACATTGTAGTTTCCATCCGAATCCTTTGGTACTTTAACTTTTTGAGTAGGTGATACTTTTCTAGATGCATCGTATTCGATACCATTGATTTCAAAAGAGATCCTTGGAAGAGTGATTTGAAGTCTCTTATTAGTTGGATCTGGTGTTTGGTCAAGACGCGCCAGAAACTTTGCTTTGGGACCATATGCCAAAGGCACCTTCATCGTTTCATTACTACGACGAAGTTCAATGTTGTTGAACAAAGTTCCAAACGCAACAACAGTTTTTCTAAAAATCTCGTTATATGAATAATTACCTAACATCAGATTGTAGTATCAGTAGTGGAACCAACAGAACCGAAAGGATTAGTTTCAGTGAAGTCAATAATATCATCATCAGCAACTTCAAAGTTATAATTTTGATCAGTTGTGTCTGGGGTGTTCACATTATTTAGTGTGTTATAAGACGCTGATGTCCAAGCAGCACCTGAAGTTTGACCAGTAACAGTCTCTGGAATAGTAAAGATTCCAGTTCGGTTATAAACTTGAAGTTGTCTATTAGCAGAATCCCATGCTTTAACTTCAGCAGTTACATTAGATGTTCCACCGGCAACAACTTCACCAACTGCGAAATCACCAGTTCCACCTACAGCAAAGTTGACTGTGATGGCATTAGCAAAGGTATCTTCAATAGCATCAATCTCAGCAACACCAGTATCAATTTTTTCATCACTGTACTCGAAGAGTTCGCATTGACATTCCCAAACAAAACCCTTTCCTAACTGATAGAAAGGTCTTTCTGCCTCTACAAATTTAATTTCAAATAAATGTTTCGTTGCAGGGAACCAAATAAGATCTCCTTCATTAGGACGACCCTCAACATTCAACGTAGCATTATCATCTACTGCTGAAGTGAACTTCTCTCTAGAAAAAATAAACGTTGTCTTATCTTCAACACGAACACCAAACTTACTTAAAAGTTCACCTTGACCTTCCCATCCTTCTACGTTATTAACATAAGCACGAACTGCTAATGCTTGTGTAAAATTACTAGTCTCTACCTCATTTAGGATAGTATCTCTGTTGACATAAGTTCTAGGAAGATAGTAAATATTTTGACCGTAGATTTCAATACTTTCTACAATTAGATTCTCGATAAATTTTTGTTCTTGTGCAGAACCATTTGCTTGCAATCGTGCAGGATCTGCGTGATTGCTCTGAACGAAATCTTGTGCTGGTGTATTTGAATAAGTCATTTTATCCGATTAAATCCATTGGAGGGAGTTCGTATGTAGTTCTAATATCCATTTCTAACTTCTCTTTTAGTTTTATGCCATCTTCGAGAATCTGACGACCATTTAATTTTACACCACCTAACATTTGAATGCCGTCATACTTACTTAAATTACGCCCCCATTGCTCCATAAACAATGCTTCCGTGTAATCTTTCAACCAACGCTCATTGAACATACCAGTGTATGTTGTAGGATCTTGTCGTAAAGTACAGTCAACTAAAATAAAGTCGCCCGCTTGCAATTCTTCCCAATCAAAGTCCATATACAATCTATTTTGATGTTCATTCCATTTGACTCTTCTGCTAGTTTGAGAATTGGTGACCCAATCCAAAGTCTCAAGATACTGAGAAGTCATAAAGTAATGAAGAATATGTCCATGCGTCATTGCATAGATATCATTCAAAAAGATTTGATATTTAATATTAAAGATATTACCCGGAACAATACTAGATGCACCAATATGAGTGTATACATTGTTTAAACCAAGAATACCCGGTGGTAAATCAATATAATTATTGTTCTCGTACCAGTTAGTGGAACCCATCTGTGTGCTACTTTGAGCAGCAGTTTTAATAGCATCAGTAACTTCAATCTTAATGAAAGTCTGATAACTACCACTGTAGTGATATTCTTGGAATTTATCAATCGCCTCTTCAATTAAATCATCTAATTGCGCTGTGGCAACATTGATGTCAATTGTAGGATACCCTAAGCGACGAAGAGCATAATCTCTTAACTCTGTTTTGGAAGCGGGTCTAGTTGCTGACATTTCTTATTATGCGAATGAGGAGATAGTAAGTGTGGAAACATCACCTGCAGAAACAGTCTCAGTCTTCTTGAAGAATCCATCAACGTTATCTACAGTCACCGAAGTTGCACCAACAGCAGTAATAACACCTGTAGTGCCAGAGGTGCCGCCAGTGACGGTATCACCAACTGCCATCTCAACGACAGCAGAGATATCAATAGTTGCGTCCGTAGTACCACCAGCAATAGTGATAGTCTCACCAACGACATAACCAGAACCGTCACCATTGATTGCAACGGCAGTAACAACACCACCAGATGCAGTAATGTCTACTGTCAAACCTGTGCCGCTGCCACTAGATGTGGTAGCAACACCAGTTGCGGTGTTGTATCCTGTACCACCAGACAAAGAAGCATTGTCGAATGCAGTTACATCGCCAGGAGTAGGATCACCAGACAGATTCAGAACCAAAGTGGTGGTGGTAGCAAGGTTGTTAAGCATCGCTCTAAGTTGTTCAAACGCATTATCAAGTTTGTCTTGAACTCTTGCTTCCGTATAGTAAAGATTTGTTCCTTCACCAAGGTCTGTAGTGGTCTTGCTAGAGAGGTCTAGATTTGCACCAGTTGCTGCAGCAACACGAGCATCGGCACGAGTATCAGTATAGTAAAGATTAGTAGAACCTTCAGAAAGGTCATCAGTAGTTGCTGCAGCGATTCTAGCATCAGCACGAGCATCGGTGAAATAGAGGTTGGTAGAACCTTCACTTAGTGCATCAGTGTCTGCAGCTGCAATGCGTGCATCGGCACGAGCATCTGTGTAGTACAGATTTGTAGCACCCTCAGACAAATCATCTGTAGTTGCGGCAGCAATCTTACTATCGAAAGATGCCTCAGCACGAGTGTCGGTGTAGTAGAGGGTAGTTCC